ATATATAATGAATATAAATCAAATATAAATGGACAAATCTCATTAAATTCTATACAACATAAAGGAGCATCAATATTTACAAACTTAATTAATATAGCATTTAATTTAGATATTGCTTCATCTGGTAGAAGACTTGCTAATATAGGTGATCAGAATGATACTGGAGAATTTATTGCCAATTTATTTCGAAAATTATCATGTGTTGATAATGAATATGTTTATAATTTTATAAAATCAATTCAATACAATATATCTAGCACATTTACATGTATTACTACTAAAGTCAAATCATATCCAATTATAAATTTAGATTGTCTTCTTCAAATCAAATTTGAATCAAGAATGATTAAACCAGGAAAATTAGAGTATTCATTTCAAGAGTTAATTGATTTATATCAAAGTCCTGAGAATGATATACTTGACGGTATTCAAGAAGTTTGTAATCCAATGTCAAAAGAAGATTATATAAGAAAAATAAAATTATTAAGTGAATTGTCAAAAATACCTGGAGCACATCAAAGTCTCCTTCGAAAACCATATAACGATGAACTTTATTTAATTAATAATAAATATAAAAATAAAGCAAATTTTAAAAAATTAAAAATAAATATTCCTGATGAATTAGAATATTTAATTATTTCAATTACTAGACAAAACGCAATTGGAAGGATTAAACCATCTGATATTGCTCTTTGGAATACGCCAGAATGGAAAAAAATACCAGTAATTGACGGAGTTAAAATAAAATTTCATCCGTATAGTATAACAACAAATCATTTTAATATTGATGATTCTAAATTTTTATTAAAAGCGGTCACTATCCATAGTGGTGGTGTAACAGGAGGTCATTATGTATGCGCAATATGTGATGATAATGGAAACCCAACTACACTAATAGATGATTCATCAGTCATTCCTGCTCATTCTTCTGCTTATATAAGTCAAATTCCAACTAAAGGGGTTACATTTCTTTTTAGACGTCTTTGTTAAATTAATCATCAATAAAACCATTTCCTGATACTACAGCCTTCTCTCCCCCCACTTCAATAATATCTAATTTAATTTCTTGATTAAATAAGTTATCTATAAATTCTTCATCAGTTAATTTCTTAATACTTTTATATTTATGAAATAATAAATAATTAACCATCTCATCTAACTTTTCTAATTCAAAAAATATTTCATATATTTCATTCGTCAATATATTCATCAATTTATATCTATATTTAATTTCTTCTAATTCTTTTATTTTTTCTTTAATCATATTAATACTCTTTTCATCGGTTTTATTTATCATTCGTGGATACAAAGGATATATATTCTTTAATGATTTTTTATTTCCATCTTTATCTTCAACTTTAATTGCTTCCAAATCAATATGATATATCCTAAATTTAACGCCCTTAATTATTAAAATATTATCCAATTCTAATCTACGAAATGGAACTTGTTCTATTGTTTCTTTTCGGGTCATTGTCATACTCATTTTTTCTAATTTTCCTTTATACTCTCCAATCCGATGTTTTCTTAAATTTTCATTTAATAAAGCATATATAGCCAATTGAATAAAATGATCCGATTCTAAATCACGAGTACATTTAAATTCCCAAACTGTATCTCTATCCACACAATCTATTCTTCCAACCATTACTTTTCCAACTTTCAATTCGGGATTAAATACTTCAACCTCAAAATTAGCATTTTTATTTATAACTAATTCTAATCTATCTACAGCATCATCTAATCTATCATTTTGCATCCAGTTATATTCTTTAATTTGTTTCATCTTAAAATTATATCCACTTGAAAATGCTGAATATTGTGTTGCTAATCTTAATAAATCATCTGTTGGCATATCAATATCTAACTTTATATCAACTTTTTGTTGCTTATTTATTAAAATATCATATATACTCATTTTTTTATTATTTACATATTCAAAATAAGCTGGAATAATTGTTCCATTGATTTCTGCTACATATTCATACAAATCACCTTGTTTTGTTTTTATAGGTATATCTATAAATTTCTCCTTTTTATTAATTTGTTTCTGTTCAAAAAATTCTAAAGCTTTATCAGTTATTTCAGGCGGTAAATGTTTTGTAATTTCACTCACATCAAGCGTAATTGTTTTTCCCTGATCATATACCGTTCTTAAACTTGCTCTTTCATAATATGTATATTGTTCTAATAAATCTTCATCTAAAAATGGAACATAATTTTTTTGAACATTATGAAATATACTTAAATTTTCACTTGCTCTTGTTATCGCAACATATAATTCATTTGGACACATATTTGGATCAGCCTCTTTGTTAAATATTTGAAAATATGATTCGTCAAATCCATATACAATTACATTCTTTCTTTCTAATCCCTTAACCTGATGAAATGTTGAAAAAACAATCTTGTTTTTAATGATTTCTTCATCTAATCTTTCATCATCATCGGTTGGAACATAAATTGGAATATTAATTCTAGATAAAGCATTTGCTAATACTCTAATAGGACTATCATTTTTACCCTTTTTAACAGAGGGAGCAATTATAAATATATCATCAAAGTGACAATCATCCAAGTAATATAATACTTCCTCCAATGGACGATCGCAATTAAATGTTTCAGTCATTATATATCTAACTTTATTTCCATCCTTACAAGCATTTATATAATTAAACCCCATTACACAATGATTTATAAAGTTTGCCATTTGATTAGTAATACGATATGAAGTAGATAATTTTAATTCTTTCCATTCTAAATTATTCATCGTAAATATTTTATCAGCTAATGTTATAAATCTATCATCTGCTTCCTTAAATTGATAGATACATTGATATTTATCACCAATTACACATATACGAGGATCGCATAAATTATTACTAATTATTTTTACAACTAATTTATAATATAAACTACTCATATCTTGAGCTTCATCAACAACAATAATATCATATTTAAATTTCTTAAATGGTTGATTATTCTCTTTAATCAATTTTATAATAGCTTGATCTTTATGACATAATTTATTATAATGGCCAACACAGAATGAATGATACGAATGAACATCTAGATTATTTAATTTTAATTCATCTTTTTTTTGTCGAGTCTCTAATTTTAATCTAGCGTTATAAGTTAACAGAAGAATATTTTGATTAGCCAACATTTTTGCCATATGAAGAACTGTTGTAGTTTTTCCACTACCTGCTACAGAATTAACCTTAACATTATGTGTTTTTATTGAATTTATAATATCTAATTGTTCATTACTTGCTGGTTTAAGCATTACTATTTATTATATAAGGGAATCTTTAAGTTAAATAATAAATTAATAAGGATGTAATAAATATATTACTTAATCCTACACATACTAACTTTAGATTAAGATTGAAATGATTATTATTTTCAATTTTATTAGCCAAGTTATTTAAATTAGTTAATGAATTAACTAATTTAAGATCATAAATAGATTTATTTATTTCATTCAATTGCCTTTGTATTTTATTAATATCATTTTGTATAAAATTAATTGAGATTCTATTGTTTTTATAATTGGAACTTAATCTATGAACAATTTTCTTAAATTCTAAAATATTATTATTTACAATTGGCACGATAGCTTCTATTTCCTCATAACTACTTTCAATATTCATTATATATAATTAATATAAAATATATATAAATTAAACAATCACTATAAATTAAGCAATCAATTTATGATTTTGAAAATAATTTATGTAACCCATTTAATACTTTTGTATGAACATATAGTGCTAAATTTAATGGAACATAATTATTACTTACAGAATTACATGTCATACATTCATCAAATTGAACATTTGTGCTATCACATATTGAAATATGTGATGGTGTCATTCCATGATTTTTTAGTCTTTCTAATAAATATAATAAATTTAAAATTCTTTTATTTATTTTTTTAACTTCATTTTGAACTTGATTTTTATATTCATTAAATTCAATTGTTTTATCATTTAAATATCTTGGAGCATTTTGATTAACTTCTTTATAAAATACCCTTCCATTTGAAGCTACATCAAATGTATCTTTCCAATAATTACTATTTAACTGGTCTCCATTCGCAACAATATAATCTAAATCTATATCTAAAATATAAGTTAGGCCATTTTTTTGAATTAATTCTTTTAATAGATTAAATTTATGAGTGCTAAATATACCAATTTGTATTTTAGCCATTTTTCTAGTATCTATTTCTTTCTTACCTAAATAAAATAACTCTTTCATTGTTATATCTTTGTCTATTTCATGATTATTTGTAATTAATGCCAACTTATCATCCCTCTTTTTAATATAATAATCTACTATTGCTTCCGGATCTGGTATCCATTCAGGTGTATTCCATACTAAATCTCTCATACCAGTTGTAACTAATACACCAGTTATAGCAGCTCCAATATCCCATACTAAAGATTGTGCTTTATCTATTATTTTCAAACTGTTAGTCTTTAAATATTCTTCATATAATTTTGGTAAAATTTTTGATTTACCAACATTGTTCATGTCGTCATGTGTATCAAAATGAATGATAGTATCTTTGATCGTATGTATTTTGCTTTTCATGTAGAAGGGTAGGATTTCATTATGTTTTGTTACTAAAACCATAGGGATATTTCCAATTTTATCATTATATTTATAAAAACATAAACTTCTTAAATATAATTCTTTCCATAATTCTTGATCTTCAGCATATCTTTTTCTATTAAATAACATATATAAAAGCTTATTAAATAATAATTGATGCTGATGGGTATTTTCTTTATTTTCTTTATTATATTCATATTTTTTTAATTTATGTATAAAATGACTAAAATCATTTATAAAATTATCAACATATTTTAAACTCATTACTATTATATTAATTTAGAAAAAATTGATCTTTTATTATTATATTACTATTTTGATAGCTATTAATATTTTCAATACAAATGACCTCTACTCAACCAAAATATACTCTAACAGAGAAAACTCTTAAGATTGATTATGGTGATCAATACTATTTAGGTTCAATTGAAAAAACAATTTTTCCATCAACTATTAAGGATCCAGTTTCTATTTTAAAGAAATCAATTAATGGTTTTACAGATGAATTAACTACTATATCTCATCATATTACACCTATTGATCCATCATTAGCGTTATCAAATGATCCTAAATATATAATTCATTTTAAGTATGTAAATGATTATTGTAATATTAATGAAACAATCGAGATGCCATTAGTTTTACATAAGAAGGAACAAATGGATTATATAAATGAACGTTTTGCTGATATGACAACTCATATCACTTCTCTTCAGGAACTTGTTAGTAAGATGGAAAAGAAGATTCTTTGTCTAACAGAAGAATATCTTGAATCAGAAGAAGAAGAAAAGACACCGCCACCTAAGGCGCAAACTCAAGAAACAATGGCAAATTCTAAG